AATTTGACTATTGACCGAATCGACAATGACAAAGGTTATTCACCAGACAATTGCAGATGGGTGTCTATGAAAGAACAAAATAACAACAGGCGAAATAATCGCAATATTGAGTTTAACGGTGAAATCCATTCTATTTCTGAATGGTCAGTAATTACTGGTATTCCGAGAACTACAATACGCAATAGGATAAATCGTGGATGGACAATAGAAAAGACTTTAACGACAAAAGGAAGCTGAAAAGCTTCCTTTTTCTATAGAAAGAGGGTGGTTAGAATGTTAAAACCAGCAGAAATAAAGAGATTAATTGATGAGGATAGTCGGTCTTTCAGAAAAGTTCAAGCGAAAAAAGGTACAGACTATTACGAGGGCGATCATGATATCAAGGGATATAGAATGTTTTATTACAATGCTGATGGTGATTTGGTAGAGGATAAAACAAGAAGTAATGAGAGAATATCACACCCCTTCTTCACTGAGTTAGTTGACCAGCTGACATCATACATACTTTCATCCCCTGATAATCCTATCACCGCATCAGAAACAGCTGAAGGTCTTCAGGACTACCTTGATGAATATTTCGATGAAGATTTCTGGTCAGAGTTTTCAGAACTGATAAGTGGAACATACACCAGGGGTTTTGATTACTTCTATGCATACAAAAACGCAGATGATAAAACAGCGTTTGAATATGCTGATGGTTTAGGTGTAGTTGAAGTCAGAGCAAAGGACACGGATGATGGCTGTGAATACCACATCTATTGGTACATTGACCGCATCGGTAAAGACAACACACCAATCACAAGAATACAGGTACACACTGACAAGGAAATCTGGTATTATGTTCAGTCAGGTTACGGTGAAATGAAGCTGGATGATGAAAAAGCAATCAATCCACAGCCGAACATCATTTATACTGACGTGAAGACAGGTGAAAAGTTTGGTGCTGGTTTGGGATTCATGCCCTTCTTCAGGTTGGACTACAACAGAAAACAGCTGAGTGGTCTGAAACCTATTAAGGCGTTAATTGATGATTATGACCTGATGGAATGTGGTCTATCTAACAACCTTCAGGATTTTGATACACCGATTCACGTTGTCAAGGGTTTTGACGGTGATGATATGGATGAACTGATCCAGAACATCAAGACAAAGAAAACTGTAGGTGTTGGTGATAATGGTGGACTTGATATAATGACGGTTGCCGTACCATACGAAGCACGAAAAACAAAGTGTGATGAAGATGAAAAGAACATTTACAGATTCGGTATGGGACTTAATACAATCAGCCTGAAGGACACATCAGCAACCACCAACATTGGAATTAAAATGGCCTATACCCTTCTTGATTTAAAAGCGAAAAAATTTGAGAAGAGGATTAAAAAATTCCTCAAAACAAAAATCATTCCGGTGGTATTGCAGGAAATCAACAGCATGAACGGCACTGATTATCAGAGTAAAGATGTCAACATTGATTTTGTGCATGAAATGATAGTCAATGAACAGGAAAATACACAGAATGATAAAACCAAAGCAGAAACACGACAGTTAGATATCAATACAGTGTTATCAGTAGCATCATACATTGGTGATGAAGACACACTAAAATCAATCTGTGATGTGTTAGACCTGGACTTTGAAGATATTCAATCAAAGATTCCAGCTGACACTGATATCAATGAAGCTGAAAAGATTCTCAATACCGTTCCAACGTCAGAAGGTGATGTGATTGAACAATCGACAGAAGGAAACACAGCAACACTTCCTGAATAGTGAAAAGGAAGTGATGAAACAACTGGAGAACAGTTACAATCAATCACTGAAAACAATCAATGATAAAATATCAAAACTACAGTTTGACATTGACGGTTTAAATGAAGTCTATGATTGGTTAGATGATGGTGATCCTGAGAAAATCAAGATTAAATCACAGATACAATCAAAGATATATCAAAAACGCTACCAGCAAGCCCTACAGGGACAGGTTGACGATATACTTGATAAACTACATACCCAAAATTACACGGCTGTTAATGCGTATCTGAGTGGCTGTTATAACGATGGTTATATTGCGACTATGTATGACTTACATGGTCAGGGTATTCCGCTCATAATGCCGATTGATCAGGAATCAGTCGTTAAGGCTGTACAGCTTGACAGTAAAATCAGTACTACACTGTATACAAAGATGGGTGAAAATGTTGATGCTTTAAAAAAATCCATTGCAGCTGAAGTATCAAGGGGAATAGTTACAGGTGCTACATATGCACAGGTCGCACAGCAGATTAAACTGAAGATGACTGGAACATATAACACCAAAGGTGGAGCATACGGAAGAGCATTGACTATAGCAAGAACTGAAGGACACAGAATTCAGGTACAGGCTGGTATGGATGCCTGTATCAAGGCAAAAGAAATGGGCTGTGATGTAGTCAAGCAATGGGACAGCACACTTGATGGTAAAACAAGACCTTCACACCGAATGGTTGACGGTGAAATCAGAGAACTGGAGAAACCATTCTCAAATCACCTGATGTTCCCTGGTGATAGTAAAGGTAAAGCTGGTGAAGTGGTCAACTGTAGATGTGCATTATTGCAAAGAGCAAAATGGGCATTGGATGAAGACGAACTTCAGACACTCAAAGAACGTGCTGAATACTATGGACTTGACAGAACCGAAAACTTTGAAGACTTCAAAGAGAAATATTTAAAAGCAACTGGTAACATTAATAATTCGGTAACAAATGGTCATATTGAAAGTGATACAATAAATAAAAAAGATGATGCAATTGAAGCTATAAAGTCACAGTCCTGGTTCAAAGACCAATTGAATGAAAATGAACAGGAAGACATTTTACGAGCACTGGACACAGCTACTGAAGGAGAACGTAAATTCTGGGCTGTCTATGGTGAAAAAGTCAAGGGTGATTTACATAGTAAAGGTGGCGGTTATTATTCGCCAGCAACGAGAACAGTGCATCTCGGTATAGGTAAGACAGATGAAAGAAGTAAACGTGTAGGTTTTGACAGAACAGATGTAAGACTATTTTTCCATGAAACAGGACATCTGTTTGACTATAACGTTATGGATGATGGATCAAGAATAAGGGATAACCTACCTGACTTGAAAAAGAAATTGAGAACTGATGTGTTGGGTTATATTAACGGAGTATTTACCAATAACAATTTACCAACCACTAAAAAACTTTCAGGTTTTTCGTTTGAGCAACGACGATTGATCATGCAGGATCTGCGTGATGACGTGCATCTGAAAAATGCTGTATCAGATTTGTTTGGTGGCATAAGTGGTAAGCAGCTTGAAGGTGGATATGGACATGCCAAAAGTTACTGGAAAGGTGATGCTTTAGAAACTGAAGCAATTGCACATATGTTTGAAGCAAAATTCATGAAGGGTGAACGTTTGGAAGTGTTTAAAAAATATTTTCCAAACTCATATGGTTATTTTGATGAATTCATAGAAAAAGGGGTTGAACAAAAACTATGAGTGAAAATGAAATGATAGAAACAAAACTGAAGTATGGTGAAATGTTTGATTATGATTATTTTCCAAACGAACCAGACGGTAAACTTTCAGAAGAAGAAATTCACGAACTATACAAGAAATGTATCAAAGAAGGCAAGTCCTGGCAGCACTATATCAAGCCGGAAGATGATACAGGTAAAATTCTATAAACTATTAAAGGACTGATTAAATTCGGTCCTTTTTTCATGCTCTGAGAAAGGAGTGAAGAAATGAAAACAGATGTCGAGATCATCAGAGGAACGACCAACACGTTTGATATAACAGTGACCAATGCATTTGGCGAACTATACGAACTGGGAGCAAGTGAACAGCTGCTATTTGGTGTGAAGCGTAATTATGATGACAAAGAATACATATTTGTAAAGTCAGTCCGGATTGGTAGTAACGGTGTATATAGCGTTGTGATAAATCCTGAAGATACGGAACAGTGTGATTGTTGCCGGTATTACTACGATGTATCTATACAATCAGGCGACAACTTCTTCAACGTGATAGAAACGTCTTCCTTCCACATCTGCAAGAACGTTACGAAAAGAGGTTGTGGATCTTGAAACAGAAGTTACAAGGGATAATCAACCCGATTATAAAATTGAAAGCAACGATAAACGTTGCTGTAAATAAAATTGATGACGGCAAAATCACAGCCGGGCATTTCATACCATGCTTTTATGGTGCAAAAGGTTTTGTCGTATCGAACACCGTACAGAAAGCACTTGTTGACAGTGAAGGATATGTACTGGTAGACAGTAACAATGAAATATTAACAGTAATAGAAGGTGAGGATTAATGGCCGATAATTACAGAAACCTGAACGTAACAGCGAATCAGATCGAAGAAGCTGTTGAGTATGTGACCGCAAATAAAACAACAATAAATCAGGGACTAAGTGACGTACAGAACAACAAGCACGACATAAGCGAACTACAGGCTGCAATATCTGAAGTGTACAGCAGATCAGAAACTGATAGTTTGTTGTCCGCAAAGGCT